ACTTCTTTCAATTTTGCCGGGAATCCTGGTAATTCTGCTAACCCTGACCCAAACCCAAACCTTGATCCTAAAGAAGATCCTGATGATGACAAAGATAAGGACAAAGACAAAGATAAATCCAAGTTATTCAAGAAACGGTTTGAGGTGTTTATAAGTGGTCGGAACTCCAACTCAGGAACAGCTTGACGGTATTCGGTCAGATTCTACTCAATGGTCAGCTAAAGCCAAGCGTGTTTATGAAGTTGGCGAATCAGGCGAATCAACATCAGATAATGATGGCAATGTATCACAGAAATTTGTTACCGACAGAAAAACTTACGAACTGCTTCAAGAGCTGGTAATCGAACTTAAGAAGGTCAACATACATCTTCAATCTATTACTGACGAAACAATAAACACGGAGGACACATAAAAAATGATAATTGAAAATGGTGGAAGTGAAGGCGGATATAAAGCCAAGGTAAACAAGGAAGGTAAACTTGAAGTTTGCTCAATAACTAAAGCGTTCCAGCTACATACCAACTGGGACAAAGGGCAATCTTTCAGTATGTTGATCGACAAGACACCGACTGCGGCAGGCGATTGTTTTGCATACCTAAAGAATGATTCTGATGATGACCTACTCATATCTGCAATGAATCTTCAGGCAGCTACTGATGAAGTCATAGAAGTAAAGATAAATGATGAAGGTACGCCTGTAGGCGGCACTGAGGTTATACCTGTGAACAGGAACGCTGGCAGTGGCAATGCTGCTGATGGAACTTACGAAACTGGGGTTGACATCACTGGACTTTCCGGCGGCGACATTGTAGAATATATTGGTCTTGACGGTGCTACAGGGACAAAGAAGCATACATGGGAGTCTTTCATAATAATTCCTAAAGGTAGAACCTTGACATTGTATGCCACTACTGGGGGCATCGCGATCAAAGGAAGCATAACTGGAGGATTTCACAATAAGTAGAGTTGTAGAATATGCCAGCAAAGACTAATATTGTAGGTAAAGATGGACTTAAGGCAGATGTGGTCAACGAAGATGAAAATAATGCCTTGGTAGTTGCTACAAGAGACTTGAAAACATTTAACAATAAGCCTCAGTTCTATCTTGATACTAATGGTTCTAAAGATATGAATGTTAATGTAACTTATGCTGGGACACCGGACAAAGTTCATGACGGCACTGATTCTGTCCTATGGACTGCTACAGCTATCACTGGTGCTGCAAGGTGGGACTTTGCTTCAACTGACCAAAATCACACACCTGCTGGAACTAAGAGCATCAAATCTACTGTAACAATCGGTGGTGATGTAATGCAGTTAGATAAAGGCAGCAACATTGACCTTAGCAATTACTCTGCAATCACTTGCTGGATATATATAACCAGCTGGTCAGTAGGTTCAAGGATAGATATGTATGGATGGACTGTTGGAGTTAGTCAGGTAGGAACTACTGTTGACATCAGTGAATATGTTGACATTGCAACTCTTAACACTTGGCAGAAGATTGCTATACCTTTAGGAGATTTTGGATTAGAGTCAGAAACTATTGATGCATTTAGGATAACTATTATTAAGGGCGTTCAAAATCCTGACTTCTACCTTGACGACATCCAAGTTGAAGAGACTGGCACACCTGTTGAGTTCACTATTGAGCCAAGGAAAGGTACTTGGCTATATATTAAAAGGTTCAGTATTACTATAGTTGACGAGTATGATTCCACGCATGCAGACGGCACATTACCTCAGATACCTTACTTAGGATTCCTGGGGGTTAGCTCATTAGCCGTAGGCATATTAATACAACGTATCCAGCTAGGCAAAGTATTGTTCCAAGCAACAATAAATAATTTAATAGATTTCATGGCATTAGCAGACATGAAGATAGTCAGTTCAGGCTTTGATGGCACTAATACTTGGATAAAACTTAATCAAGAACTGGAAGTTCCGCTGTTGTTAAAATCAGAGAATAGTGATAAGCATAGGTATGTTATAAGGGATAATATGAGCGGATTAAAAATACTCTGGGTAAATGTTGCTACTTATGAAGAAGTGAGGAAACTATAAATATGCTAAGACTCAGCTTCCCAGTATTCTGGGCAAAGAAGGAGCAGGACATGCACAGGTTTACTACTTTGCACTGCCTTGAAGAATCAGATAAGTTTACTTTTGTTTTCAAGAGCAGGGAAGAATGGGAATATTACACAGTTATCATGCGTGAAGATATTGTTGCGTTCTCACAATATTCTGGCATGAGCATGGATGATACCATAGAACAGTTCAGGATAAATTATTGCAGTAACACTCTGCCGCTTGAACCAAGTGATACCAAAAAGATACCTGAACTTACTGGACCGGTTGATGAAGAAGATTACTATGAGGAAGGTGATGATGAGTACCTCAAGCTCAGCCTTAGCAAAGACCTCATAATTGATGCTGGAGAAGATATTGTCAAGGAGTCAAAAGATTACGGCGAATTTCTTACCAAGACTTTCGAGTACATGGAGCGCAAAGTGTTGCTTGCTGTTGACAAGATAGGTCTTGACAAGAGTTATACTGTCGATAAGACTTTCGGCGATTTCATGCGTAATTTGTTCAATGTAGTCAACACTGCCAACTTTGCCAAGCATATAAAGAAGTTTATCAAGGCTGATCTGGTTACCGGTTTGGTCAGTGCGGAAAGCGAGCTAAATATGGATATTGGCTGGAATGAAGAGTATCAAGCTAAATTAAATGTGTTGAGTCAGCAACAACTTTCAGGGTATTTAATAAATGGTAAGCGTTGGTATGGAATCCGAGGCACTTCAAAGGAAGTACAATCTAAGATTATTATGACTGTGCAAAATGGTATCAAAGAGCATAAGACTGTAACTGAGATTAAAGAGGCAATCAAAAAAGATTTTACAGTATTTAGTGATTGGCGGGCTAATCTAATCTCAAGATGTGAGACAAACAGGATTTTGAATGAGGGGTTATTGACAGCTTATAAATCTAGTGAAATGGAAGGGGGTAAGATTGTTAAGGTTTCACTTGACCATAGAACTACACCTATGTGCAAAAGAATGCACGCAAAGTATGGTAATAATCCTATCCCCCTTGATGAAGAGTTCTTGGATGATGAAACTGGCAAATCTTTTATGACTCCAGGATTCCATTATATGTGCAGAACGAGGATAGCCTTCCGACCTTCTTAGAAAAATGTAGGGCAACAATCATTTTATATATGAGTTCTAATTTCTATATTATTATGGTTAGATATAAAAATGGCAAAATATTAAATTGTAAATATTGTAATAAAAAGTTCTATGCCTCACTTAGCGTATTAAGGAAAGGGAGGCAATATTGTTCTCAGAAATGTTTTAAAAAAGATAAGCCAGTGTGGAATAAAGGATTGACCAAACATAATGATTCAAGAATGATGACTATTTCTAAAAAAGCAACCGCACAACTACACAGAGAATATGCTAATGGAACAAGAGATAAATCTGCAATAATCAAGAAAGCAATTGAGGCAAGAATGAAACAAGGATTAAAAAAGTTCAAGACCAACCCCTCATTTATGATTAATTCGGAAGGATACTTAAAAATATATATTCCAGTTTTAATAGGTCATGGTTGGCAGTTCTATCATCATTATGTTTGGGAACAAGCAGGTAAATCAATTCCTAACGGTTACATTTTGCATCATATTAATGGAAACAAAGTAGATAATAGGATTGAGAATTTACAATTAATGAATCGAAGTGAACATATCTCTTTACATTCTAAGGGAAAGAAATATGTAAATGGAAAACGAGAGGAATGCAAGCAGAATTTACCATAAATAAAGTTAGGATTTAAATAAACTGTAATTCTTAATCCATAATATGACTACTAAATCTACGCATGAAACTAACATTGAACTGTTTGCCCCAGTCTTGAAAGAAGCTAAAGGCAAATATATAGCAGTCCTTTCTGACACTTCTATTGATAGAGATGGTGAAAGGGTAGGCAAGTCTGCGCTCAAGAAAATAGTTGCAGAAGGTGGGTACATTGCTGCACTAATGGATCACGAAAACAAAATCCTTAACCAGGTTGCGCAGTGGACTAACATGCGCCTGACAGAATCAGAAGGTAACGTGGCACTCATTGCAGAACCGAAATTCTTTAAATCAAATCCTAACGCAGTCATTATCCAGAACATGCTTAACGAAGGTGCAGAGTTAGGCATATCAATAGGAGCTATTGTAAAAGAGTACGAAGACGAGAAAATAGAAGGAAAATCTATGAGGACGTTCACAAATCTCGATTTGCTAGAAGCGTCTTTTGTGGCAATTCCAAGTAATCGTCATGGTCGAGCTATGCTTGCTATGGCAAAATCATTTAATAAAAAAACAGGGGTGCAAACCATGGATAATGAATTTACGCAGAAGGACATTGACCTTGCTGTGGAAAAGAAAGAAAGTGAGTTTAAGAAACAGTTAGGGACAAAAGATTCTGAGATTGCTAAACTGAAAAAAGATGTAGAAGAGGCAAAAGAAGAGTCTGACAAAGCAGAATCTGAAGCAAAAGAAAAGGTTGACGAAGCTGAAGCAAAGACTGAGGAAGCAGAGAAAGAAGCTGAAAAGAAAGTTAAAGCAGCAGAGAAATCTTCACTTGAAAAACAGAAGATAGCTGACGAAGCTGTTGAAAAGGAGAAAGAGACAGCAGAGAAATCGTTTGAGGCTGGCAATCTGCCGATCATGCAGATGTAAGGATTTGAGCTGACTTTCAACAACCAAAAAATCAGGAAAAAGAGGTACAATTAAATGAAAGCAATATTCAAAGACCGTGAGACAGGATTCAGTGAAGAGCTTTGCAGGTCAAGGTTTAATGCTGGTCACATCGGCAAAGATTCTTTTGGAGGTTACTCCAAGGAATACTACAATCCTTTCACAAGGGTTGACAACAGAATGGAAATAGCTAAGGCAACTTACGCTATCAATAAGGTGTCAATAGATTCGCAGACTGGGGGCGCAGGTACAGCAGGGACAGCACTTATCCCAGTATATCCCGACCCATCAATCGTTGACAGGACATCAAGAGAGTTACCGTTCAGGAACATTGTTCCAAGGCGTGCATGCAAAGGTATGACCTATGATTACATCCCTTTGACAGCCAAAGGTGGCGCATTCTGGGCAGGAGAAAACACAGCACTTAACGCAGTTGAAGATACTTACGATAGAGTCTCTGTTGCAATCAAGTTCTTGTATGCTAAGGGCAGCATCTCAGGACCGGCAATTGCAGGCATGCGTGGATTCATTGACCCGACACAGTTGGACTTGTCTGTCAAGACTATCTCCATCTATGAAGCTGAAGAAGATGCGCTTATCAACGGCGACACTTCAACAACTGTCTATGAACCTAATGGCATGATCAAACAGATCACAACCAATACAACTGACAGAAGCGGCGGTTTGCCTACACTTCCTTTAATTAGGGCAGAGCTGGCAACAACATTCAATGCTAACGGTAACGTGAACCTTGCAATAACTGATGCAACAACTCATAACTACATCAAAGGACTTCTTCAGGATTTCCAGAGGAACATTAACCCATCCAAGGAAATGTTGGGTTTCGGTATCCCGGGAGCTTTCGAGTTTGATGATGTAATGTTCATCAGGGACAGGTACATGCCAACAGCTGCAAACAGCAAAAGGATACTTTTCCTTGACATGAGGTACATCTTTATGGGTGTCTTACAGGACTTGACCTACGAAGAGAAGTACACGGACATGGACGGCGAAGTTTACATGCTTAAGGAATATGTAACGATAGTTAACACATTTGAGGCAAGCTGTTCTCAGATGTATGGCATTGCGTAAATGCTGGGAGGATAATGATACAAAATGACAGACATTGTAGAAACATTCAGGAAAGCAGGCTGGTGCGGTGATTTGAAAATAGTTACCATCCAGACCAGTGCAGCTGCTGCATCAGGTCACACAGTTGACTTCAACACTGACGCAACTGACGGTAAGGGTATGGTATTCACCGAGATACTGAATACTTTGCTACAGGATGATGTAGGTGCTGACAAGGATGGAACTTTTGATCCAGCCACAGGCATATACACTTTTGGAACCATTACAACAGGAATCCATAACCTGACCGTTATCGGCTATTAATCATAGCCAAACTTTTTTATTTATTTTAAATTAGTAATGACTGTATCAGACTGACCAGGGACGGTCTGGTGAAAAGCACTCTAAAAACTTTAGAGGGGCAAACGTGTCCTTGGGGAGACAATTAAAATGGCAGGAACAGGATTTAGGACAAGTCCAGTAGGAGGTATCGCTGCGCCACCTTACACTAACGGACCTTACACATTCAGCGAGCATATAACATTCACGGGAGGAGTTGGAGGAGTTGGATCTTTCCTTACCAAAGATTCAGATATATGGTATGTTGATTCTGGTAAAACTGCCCCTGCTGCTAGCGGTGACGGTAAATCACCTCAGACCGCATTTTTGACTATTGCTGAGGCTCTGACTGCTGCTGGTGATGGAGATTCGATTTATGTTGGTCCAGGAGATTATGAAATCTCTGCTGCTCTTGCAGTAACTAACAGCAACCTAAAAATCATTGGACCTAACAAGAGCTGCAATGATTATTCTGCACTGATATATTCTGATGCTGCTATGACTTTGATGACAATTGATGCAAACAATGTTTCAGTTGTTGGACTTGGTTTTAGCACAGTCGGAGGTAATGGCAACGGAATATCTATTGCCGGAACTACAACCAGCTATAAAGTTTATATTGCAGGATGTAGATTTGATGGATATGGTAAAACTGGCACAGGAGTATTTTGTGATGCAACCCAGGACAGTCCTGACTTGGTAGTTGAGAACTGTCTGTTCAGAGAATGGAGCGCAGCAGCAATTAATCATAATGCAACCAGAGCCATGTATAGAGGAAACCTGATCAATGTTAAGGCTGGCGGAATTGGGATTGATTGCACACCCACTGGAGCCAACAGACCGGATAGTTGGATAATTGATAACTATATCCTTGGCAGCAATTCAACAGATACAGGCATAAAGATAGCTTCAACTGAACCTACTGACGGAACTTTGCTTGTGGCAAACAATGTCGTAACAAACTGCAACCTTAACATCACTCAGGATAAATCCGATGCAGGCGTTGTAAACAATGGAACATACGGTGACGGTGCTGCGCTTGTTCAGGTTGATCCAAACGCATAAACATAATTTATTTTTATTATTAAATTGTCTGAAAACCTTGACGGAACAGACTTAAATCAAGCAAGGAGGAATAAAGAAAAATGACAGACTTATTTGACGCATTGGAGCGGATGGGAGTACAAAATAATACTCTTCGGGCATTGATGAACCCTGACATGCCGCAGTACAAATCTGAAGAAATAACTGTGACTTTTGACGGTGGCACAGCTAACGCAATCGGAGACTATGACGGAACAGGCAATCCTCACACTATGTTTACTGTGACCGGAACTGTTGAGCTTTCTATCATAGCATTATGTGAAACAAGTTTGGTAGGTGCAAGCGCAACTGTTGAAATTGGGACAGCTTTAAGTACAGCTGGACTTATTGCACAAACTACTGGCACAGACATTGACGTTAATGATATATGGCATGATGCTTCTCCTGATGCCAGCATAGAGCTTACAAGCGTAATCAAACGAAACCTAGTACATCAGGATATTATCTTGACTGTAGCAACCGCTAACGTGACCGCTGGAGTTATAAGGTTCATAGTAAGATGGTCGCCGATAAGTGTTGACGGAAAAGTTGTTGCAGCATAAACATATAAAAGAGGTAAACCTAACATGAAATTCAAGAACATATCAGAAAAAACTAAGCATATCATGGTTGACGAAGAGTGGCTTGTTGTTAAGCCTGGAGACGAGTTTGAGATAGCAAAACCAGGCAGTCTGCATTTAGATCCTGAACTGGGACTTGTTAAAGAAATTGTTAAGAAAGCCAAACCCTCACCCAAATCCTCAGTAGAAGATAATGCTACCCTTGACGAAGCTACTGGTCAAGGAGGAGTCAAAGAACCTGATGATGGTGACGGAAAAAAAAAGGATGAACTGGATCTTAACAATGATGGCGTGGTTGATGAGAAAGATTCGTCAATAGCTGGCAAAGTTTTGGCAAATTCCAGGAAAAAGAAAAGCAGGTCAAAGAAATAAATGAAACAACCTATCCTTATTTTTATACTTGTACTCCTGTGCGCTTCAATAGTTCTAAGCTGGACTCCTTCTTCAGATATTGACCTGCGGAACTATTACCAGATAGTCAACGGAACAAATATTAGCGCAACCTCATTATATCAGGATGGTAACTCTGTTCTTGATAACACTTCAACGATTGATGCAAACTATTCAACTTATGCAAACAGTTCCTCTTATTTAGGTGATTACAATAGTTCTGACTTTATACTTTCTTCTGAAGAGGGCAACCTTAACGTGAACCATTCTGATACTGCCGCCACCTGGGATGATGAGACCAGCCAATCTGACCTCAATGTCAACTCTTCTAATTACTGGGATAATATGGATACTGCCTCAGACCTGAACGATGCAATAACTATCCAGGGCGAGAATATCACTGGCGGAACTATTGACTTTGCCAGACTTCCTTCTCTCACAAACAGGATAATATCTCACTGGAATAATATAACTAACAAGTTTATTACTGCTGTTGATAATATCTATATCTATATGAGCGGAACTACTGCAACACTTAATGAGACAAAGTTGAATAATACGATAGATGCAAGGAGCGATTATGATACTCGGTGGTCTGTTGACGGAACCTGGGTATATAATAATTCAGGTGACCTGAGCTTCAATACCACCAGCGGAGATTCAAGGTATAGGCAGGAATCATGGGACAATCTGACAGGCATCCCTCACGCAACACCTTCTAATGGAGATGTTACCCATTTCAGTCTTGCTGATGAAATCTATGACTTTGTGATTGGGTTAGGATATTCTACTACTACTGGAACTGTCACAAGTGTTGCTACTGATGACACTTATTTGACTGGCGGCGCGATCACAACAACTGGCACAATATCATTTAACACTGCACTTGCAGGCACAGATTTGGCAGTCAACAGCAGCGATAATTGGGACAACTTAGGTTCACCTTCAGACATTAACGCTGGAGACATAACTGATGACGGCACTTACAGATTGCAGTCCTGGAATAACTTTACAGGCATACCTACTGCCACACCAAGTGATGGTGACACTACACATTTAAGCACTGCCGACCAGATAAGAGATTATGTTATAGGTTTAGGATATTTTGACAGTATCACAGATTTCACAGGCACGCTTACAGATGAAAAGTTCTGTACTTATGATGCTGCTTCTGGTGAAATTAATTGTACTAATGCTGGTGCTGGCGGCGATCAATGGAGTGACCCAGTAGATTCAGACATTATCCCTGATACTGACAATTCTTATGATTTAGGCAACTCCTCATATGAGTTCAAGGATGCTTACTTTGACGGCACGGTTACAACTGATGTCCTCAGCTGTTCTGGTGCATTGACTGGAACTACTTTGGATACCGGTCAAGGCGCAAACGAACTTTATGCTATGGATGAAGATTTAAAGACAACAGATGATGTGACCCATGATAATGTAACTGCAAGCACACAGATGACTACTGAGACTATGCTGTTTGAAGGCAACACCACAGACATCAGCATAACTGCAAACTCAACTTCGCTTATACTCAGCGCAGGAGCAAACAAATATATACTTAACATCCCCTAAGATGAAACAATGGCTAACGCAAAAGACCCAAAAGTTATCGGCGGACTGATTGTTATAGTCTTTGCTATTATAGGTTCTGCTGCTTTCTTTCCTTATTATGTTGGGACTGACAGATGCCAGTCTGATGGTAAGTATGGAACCTGGGAACCTGTGACAGAGTTGGTCTGGTTTGATGATGAGTTCCCTGCAATTGGCAGGTACTATTGTTATATTGAATCTGAATTGACTGAAGAAGAATGTTTATACTCAGATAAATTGTTGAATTATGACGGCTGTAAATGGGGTGGTAAGACAAGCAAGAGCAAGAAAACCCTTTATGTTATGGAAGATCCCCCACTTGAAGAAGAACTTAAGAAAGGCTGGACTGAAGTAATCACTGATGTCAAGCTGAGAAAGACTGAGAAGTGCATTACAACATTCTATAATGTGACAAGTTATAAGGGGGTCAATTGTACCAATAATACTTATTCAGAGAATAATACAGATTATGTGAAATGCGATAACCTCCAGATAATCAGAGAATATAATAATACCCAATGCAAACCTATCTCTTTTGATATTAACCTGACTTCAAAAGAGTATGGTATGAATTTTAAAGATTTCGGTAACTGTTCATATCATGCAGATGCTAAGGATAACACTAAAGTTAAGATAATCTGTGATTCATATTATGACTCTAATCAAGATGGTGTATGTCAATCAGGAGAAAGCTGCTGCACATATTATTGTGATAAAGATGAGTGTGATTTTAACGAAAAGAACTGCGAACTTAATCATTATATACAAAGAATCCAGGAAAAGATGGGGCTGAATAAGCTGCCTATCACAGAAAATGGGGCGATGGTAAAATGAATCCAATTTTAACAATAATTTTGATATTGATTGTATTAAACATGATTTGGAATCTAATCGCACACAAATATGATATAGTTGCAGATAGGTGGATAAGTTGAATAAATTAATCATAATCTTGGGCTTGATGATTGTTTTATGTAGTGTGGGAGTTCTTGGGATAGGGACAGGTGATGTAGTCTCTTATTACAAATCTGATACAAACAATAGTTATTCTGATGCTCATGCAAGCAATGATGGAGATATTATCAATGCAGTATATACTGATAACGGAAAAATTAATGGTGCGTATGATTTTGATGGAACAGACGATTTTATCAATATTACTACCTCAGACTTTGATTTAAATACAGTATCTGTTTCAGTATGGGTAAACTCAGATGATTTATTAGATTATGACTCAACAGCTGTTGCAAGAGAAATTTACTCAAATTATCAGTATGGAATTTTGGCATGGGATGCAACAAATAAGCGTTTACAGTTTAGAATCAGAGATAGTGTTGGGTGGAAGATAGCTTACGCTACTGTTAATTTAAATGCTTCAACTTGGTATCATATAGTCGGAATGGGAGGATTAAGCCAACCCCCACAATTATTTGTTAATAATGTTGCACAAGTAAATGGTAGTGCTACTGGGGTATCTTATGCTTCTGGAGATTGGACACCCCATATAGGAGTAAATGTTGATGAAGGTGACTCGGAGTGGGTTGGGTTGATTGATGAAGTTGCAATATTTAATAAATCTCTTGATTCCACTGAACGAAGTGAGTTATATGCTTCAGGGGATGGCTTACAATATCCTTTTTCAGTCGATTTAACTTTCTCAGACTGGAACATGACAAGTGATGGCGGTAATGATGTTCAACCCCCACGTTAACTGTAACAACAAGTCAATCGACTTATTGCAGGATAGGTAAGACTGACTCTAACTGGACTACTCTGGGTGCAACAAGAAACTTTACTACAACCGGTGCAACAAGCCAAGTAGGGACAGTTATTGCAGGCGATGCTCTGAGCATAGGCAACCAATTTATTTATGTAGCTTGTAATTATAGTGAGGGTGCAACTGCTGATGCAAGATTAAACATAACATACCAGCCAAGCCCATCTATTACCGTTCACACAGTAGCAAATAATTCAGTAAATCAATCTTTGTCTCCTTTGCTTAATGTGACTGTCTTAAGTGATACTGAAGCTACAATCAATGTAACATTCTATAATGCCAGCGATAATTCCCAGATATGTTTCAATGAATCTGTGGCAAACAATAGCCAGGCTACCTGCACATGGTCAGGATTAAAATCAAATTCATCTTATACCTGGAATGTTACTGCTTATGATGGATTCAGCACAACCTTAACAGGACTATATAACTTTAACACAAGCGAGAACCTGATGATAGGAACCACCAAAGATGCGGATGGCAATGTCATAGGCAATTCTCAGGTCATCATCATAGACCAGTCAGATGATACTATTGCATACAAGACCACCAGCAACAGCACAGGACATTGGAGCATTGGGATAGATTATGCTGGTACTTATATGGCAGTTGGATATAATCGTTCGAATCAGACAATTTCAGGTGATGCGCAGCCTCACATAACGGTGTCATAAATGGATTACAAAGCCTTAACAGTAAGCATAGGGATAAGTATATTATTGGTTATGATAGTTAATGCAGGTTCATATACTCCTCCTGACTTGGATAATGTCAGCCTTGAGTTTGACACAGGATATACTCCGCCTGCAATATCTGGTGTCCCTTTGGTGTTTGGTGATGCTGTGACTGACACCTGTTCACCCTCTGGTTCAGAGAATCATGTAATGAAATGTTCAGATGGCTGCAACATAACTCAGGATTTAAATATGCAATCTTATAATTTAACTTTCAATGAGAGCGGAACTATTACATTTGATGCTAACCTGACCAACGTGAACCAGCTTATCAATGACGGTACTGGCTGCGTGGTCATATTCAACCAGAACATTAACTCAGACTAAACCCAAAATGGAAAGATGGCAGAAACAGATGACAAGAATGTTGAACTGAGCAAGGAAGATATAGTCAAGCTGTTAGGTATCAAGGTCAAGTCTGTAGGTGGCGAAATAAATACTATCAACGGTCACGGAACATCAAAGAATGAACGTGAGTGGTACATCATATCAAGGATAGACAACATCTACACGCTGCTTTCAGATTTCAAGGATGATTCAAACAAGAGGTTAGCTGAACATATCAAGGAAGCTGAGTGCAGGTATCTCACTAAAGATAACGCATACAAACTTGTGGTATGCACAATCTCGGTCATCTCTCTTGCAGTAATGTATTTCACAAAATAAAAAGTCAGGAGGATAGAACAAAACCAAAATGTCAAACACATACAATCCCTTTCATGAGCAGAAATTAGGGTCGGACTTATCAGGAAGCGGAACAGGAAGAACTTATGTCCTTGCCAATGATAACGCTATCCTTGCGAACATGCAGATAATGGTGGCTGAATCCTTGCTCCAGCCAGTAGTAAATTTCACATTCGATACTGCAACTAACACAATAACATTCGTTGGCATGGTCTGGGATGATCAGGTTGTAACATTTGATTACTGGACTGAATCAACTTCAACTATCAGCGGTGACACTTACTGCACAACATTGCAGATAGCACGGTTCGGAGGCATGGGAACAGAGGTAATGCTTGAAGATTTGGGCACTGGTGACGGAGCAGAAGATTCCTATGATACAACCAATGGTAACATCCTGGCAGATTCTTATGTCTTGCGGTACGGTTCTGATGGCAGTAATAGCCTTAACAACCTATCTGAAGGCACAGATTACACCATATACAAAGATGACGGCAGGATCCTGCTGACTTCGGCTGGCGTGACAAAAGTTGACGGCAAGAAAATATATTTGAGTTACACTTTCTGCACAGACCTTTCAGATACAGTCCTGGCTTCATATATCATACCTTCATCAAGGGAAGTTGAGAAATTAACTCAAAACTATTACGGCACAGAAAAGACCAGCATAGAATATTTTGACGGCTATACTTCAGGCTATCCTCAGACAGACAGACCTTTTGGGAATCAGTTGGATAGTAAGCCAGAATTTGAGCTTGAAGTTCAGAGTGTTCAGTCAATTACTTCAGTTGAGTTCTTGGATAATACTGGGGCTGTGTCTGACACTGTTGATTCTGATTACATAACTCTTGACGAGGATGGCAGAGTTATATTGCAAACCAGCACGGTTCCTAATGGGAAGCGCAACGTAAAGATTACTTATACTCATGGCTATACTGAGGTTCCTGCTCAGGTTCAGGAATTGGCTGCTTTGATTGGTGCTGTTATGAGTTTGGTTTCACTTTCCGCTGGGTCATATGATACAGTAACGAGCTATAACCTTGGCTCGTTTTCCGCAGGAATTGGGGAAGCCTATGTAAATATAAGAGAAGTATTATCCCAAATCAATAAACGGATAGACAAGATATTAACAAATTTAGGAGGGAATTACACATGTGCGTAGAAAGTTTTATATAGTTCGTATGATACTGTTACTTTATGATATTTGAAGGAAACTGTGCAATATGTGGAACACATTTCAGAAGAAGATACCCCAAAACAAGAAAGGCACCAATATGCTGTTCGGTAAAGTGTGGAGCTATACGATTAAAAAATAAATGGCAAGACCCAGGATATAGGCAAAAGCAAAGTGATTCCCACAAAGGCAATCCAGGTTATTGGACTGGCAAAGAAAGACTTGCAATGAGGGGCGCAGGGAATCCCAAATGGAAAGGGGGCAATCGCAGAATAATTAATGGTAGGGGGTATATATGTTTATTATTACCTAAATATCTAGGGTTAGGGGCACAGGTCTTAGAACATCGTTGGGTAATGGAAAAGCATCTTGGCAGAAAATTAAGAAAGGATGAAGATGTGCATCATATTGATGGAGTCAAGACAAATAATAAGATTGAGAATTTACAAGTGATGGGGCATTCAGAACATTTAGCATTTGAATGGAAACACCATCGCAAAAGACTAGGGCCAAAACCCAATAATAAAATTTGTGAACTATGTAATAAAGGATTTTATCATACATTACCAAAAAGGAGATTTTGTTCAATTGAATGTTTCAAAAAGTACGTTTTCATTAAATCAAGGAAACCACATAAAGTTATATGTCGATGGTGTGGCAAGGAATTTCATACAAAAAGATTAACTCAAAAATGTTGTTCGACAAGTTGCGGAGCAAAGAAGAGTTATAAAACAAATAGGGATAAAAATGCCGACAACCAGAAACCCACAAAGTAAAGGAAAGCAGTTTAGAAAGATTTTCGCAGGTTACTTAGATTTCAAAGGAACAGATGTAACTCTTAGAACCACAACCAGAACATTAGATAGCAATGGCAGGACTACTGCAACTTCTACCACCACAAAAACCCTTAAGGCTGACATCCAATGGTACACCAAAAAAGAACTGGATAAGGGCAATCTAGGCAATGTAAAAACTGGAGACGGTAGATTGTTCGTTAAGCATGACTCAGGGATAGACATTGAAGCTGATACTCTTTTCTATGAAGTTGAATATAACTCTGAAAGGTGGAGACTCATATCTCAGATGGAAGGGGAATTGATAGAGGGTGCTGTGGGATTTATGGGCTTTAATATCAGAAAGAACTCGCAGTTATGAAAGATGATAAAATTCAATGTTAAAGTTTCTGGGACTGAGAAAGGCAAGAAGAAGACCATTGATAAAAGTAAACTTGCGCTTATGAAGTGCATGTTTAAGATGGAAGAGTTGGCTATTGATTATGCTCCTTTTGACACTGGATATTTGAAAGCTAGGATAACTTTGTTCCCTCAGATACTTTCAGGTCATTATGTTCTTACGTCTCATGCGAGTTATTCTGCTGCCATGGAGTGGGGCACACGACCTTTCTATGCTCCAATCCAGCCCCTTAAAGAATGGGCAAGGAGGCAGCTTGGAGATGAGAAGTTGGGCTACGCTGTTCAGGCAAAGATTGCCAAGTTCGGAGTGCGCGCCCATCCATTCATGAGAGTTTCTTTGAATTTGGTGCGTTCATTTTATTTGCCAATCTACATGAAAGAAGTCTTTAACCAATAAAGTTAGGATTTAAATAAACTAAGTTCCTTAATAATTATAAATAGCTCAAGAGAGCTTATCTTTTTAAATTCCAAGAGGAAACCTTATGACTGAATATATTTTGGATAATGTTGATTGTGTCGTTGACTTTTTGAGGACTCACTTAGTAGACCCTAGAGCAAGGGCTGAGGCTTCACATACAAATAATTTAACTGCCACAGCTGGGCAAACTGTCTTCACTGTGACCCCTTCGGTTGGCACGGTTTCTTGTATAACTGCTATAACAGTCAATGCAGCAAGTAAATCTAAATGGCAAGATTATTATTGGGACTATCAAAATAGTAAGATAACTTTCTTTACTGCATTATCTCTGAATGATGCAGTGGTAATAACATTTAAGCAAGGAACTTCGAATTGGATTTATGGGGACAAACCAGAAAATAAGTTGTCCAATGATTCTTTCCCCAGGATTGCTTGTTTCCTTGTCTCAGGTAGTGGCGCAAGGTTAGGACAATATGAATCTCCAGTCCAAGCCTCCAGTATGTTTCAGTGTGATATTTGGACGCGGAATGATCAAGTATTTACAATCAATTCAAGAAAATACTCCAATGATTACCTTGGAAGATATATCGGCGGCAGAATAACTAAGGCTTTTGAAGATAATGAGTCCGACCTGTTCCCAGTATTGTATGGCTATACTCCTGCAAGTGTTCCAAGAGCTGCTCCTGAGTCAGTCGAATATCAGGCTTATCATACTGTTCTTGAGATAAATATGAAATGCCTTGATTCGGGCAGGATTGAGAAATAATAATTTAATTAATAACAAAGAGGTAAAACTAAAATGGTTACAAAGGAAGGATTGATCGGATTGAGGGAGCGTTGGATCATGAAGGAAGAAGCGACCTATAACACTGCTCCCTCATTGGCTACAGCATTAGTCCCTGGATATGATATAATAATAAACCCAACATTTACTCAGGGGTTCCAGGAGATACTTAACAATGGAACTGACGTGAGGACAGTCAATTCAAAGGTTGCCGGACCGCTAGGCTTGGCATACTCTCTGGCATACTATCCCGTTGATTGGCGAATGCTGAAATATGTATTTGACATTGATTCAGAGACTGGCAGCGGAACATACACGCATACACTTTCTGTAGGCAACACACTAAAATCTTTCACTGCCGAATGGGCTATGAGACATAGCACAGACCCAATGATATTCAAGCTCACAGGTAACGTCATAAACCAGTTCAGAATTAATTGGGCTAAGGCTACAGGTGAAGGTAATAGCGGATTCATTACCTGCACTGCTAATTGTATAGCTAAAGATTATACTACACCTGCACTCCAGGCAGGCTCTTTCACTGCATCCGGAGACCCATTCCAGTATAGGCATGCAGAGATTACTCTTGACACTTCTGAAGTTATTGAGATAAATAATGGTGAGCTTGTGTTTACTCAGGGCATGAGTCCTAACGATTTCAGGTATGCAAGTTCTTCTAATGACAGACTTATTGGCACACCTATAGCCACAGTTTTCAGAATCTCTGGCAGGATCAATGTAAATCTTTTGAGCACTACTCTCCCCAGTTTGTGGGAACTTGCAGCTGCCATAAGCGGAACTAACACTATTGTGTTCGAGCAGTCTGCCAGCAACAAGGTAACTTTTACTCTATCTGGAGTGTACTGCGAACCTGTGCCTCTTGCAGGCACTAACATTGAAGGAGTCAATACTGGTGACTTTGTGTTTACTGCCACCGGAATCACAACTATAGCCCTAGATGCAATATCTTCGTGGTGATCAAGACAATGGATAAATGTGATTTTTTCGTAAAAAGTGAGACTAAGGACATCGTAATAGAAAAGTTGACCTTCAAGTATAAGCCAGTAAATGCAGGCGATGAACTTGAATGGATTGAGGATTACCTGGAAGATAAGATTGAGATAGGCGAGGATGGCAAAGAGAAGGCTGTCAAAAGGACAAACTTCGGCAAGCTGTCTATGTGTAAATTGAGGAACATCCAAGAAGTGCCATTCAATACTGAAGAACTTGAGAAATTGACTGGTGTAAACAAATCATTTAAAAATTTCACTAACCAACAGAAAGATAAACTATTTAGTAAACTCAACCCAATCATATACAATCAACTTATAACAGCTATTGACAACATCAACAAACATAAAAAAAAAAGTTAATTTCAAGGATATGCTCAATATCGAAAGATGAAAAGCTGTACTTGGATCAAGGAGACAGGTTATATTTAGAGATGGCGAAAGCCTGGAACAGGGGCATAAGTCCGCATGAGTTCCGGAAATGCCTGACCTCAGACCTCAACTTCATAATGGACTTCAATGATATGCAGGCAGATAGAGCCAAACAACAAGCGCATGATCAGAAGATAATTGATACAATGAACAGTTTACAGCAAAGATAGGTGATTCCAACCGCAGAAGTAGGAGCAATAAGTATAACAGGGGATATTGACGAGACAGGAATAGTCTCTGGGTTAGACAGGATTACTGACCAACTGAAAGAGATGGAGAACCAGTTTAATCAGGTCAATCAGCCCATGAAACGGACTGCTGGCTATGCAGCCAAACTAGGTGTTTCATTGATAGCTATTGGGGTTGCTGGTGTTGCTGCAATGACTGCTCTTGCCACCAAATCTCCTGTGCTTGCCACAACTTTCGCAAAGATGGAGGTTTCTACCCTTAAATTATCCAATACTTTAGGTAGGTTATTGAAGCCTGCCTTTGAAGGTGTGAACAGTCTTATCATTAGTGCAAATGAATTTATGGTAAATTATGGATCAACTATTTCTAGGGTTGCAACAGGGATAGGTGATACTTTAGGAGACTTGGGAAGTATCATCAGCGGTCAATTTTCAGAGATTGATAACATTATTCCAAAGACGGGCATGGCTGCTATGGGTGCAGCTGCTGGATTTGCATTGATGGGTCCGAGAGGATTATTTATTGGCGCAGCTTTAGGCTTGGCTGCTGCGAATGTCATAGAAGCCAATAAACAACAATTAGATATGTTGCCTGCTGAGATTGATCCAAAGATTGCTCCTGGCGCAGCTATGCTAAATATAGGTGAAGCACAAGGTGTACCTGGAAAGATGGAAGCTGCGTTCAGAGGTTCTCCAGTAGAATTTATCTATGATGCAGTCCAGGCTTTCTTCGGTCAAGTTTTAAAAGATGAGGATGTTAAGAATAGGGCTTTTGCAAGTTCTGATGGGGTAATAAGAGCATAAAATGGCATACATGAAATTGGTGGATTATTCTGATGCAGGTTCAGTTTTCACATTTCCATACAACCCTAACTCACTAGAGTTCGGTACTGCGAAGTTCCTTGACCAAAGAAATCTGCCATACTCGTTTACTTTCCTTGGCATGGCTTCACCTATCCGAAGCAGTATCAATATAGGAATTAACGGACATTTTGATGGCGCAACCAAGAACAGCAATTATCGAAGTTTGGTCAAGATGATCAATAACCCTATTCTCCTTAAACTGTATTTCGAGAATAGTTATGGTAAGTTCTATCTTTGCACAGGTTCAGCTATCCAGAAAGTTCCCACTGGAAGCAGACCGCTGCATATAGATTATGTAGGCAACTTCTTCAGTCCTTTCGGAATATTGTTTGATGATACTCAACAAGACGGACTTGAGGCAAGCGCAAAATCTAATGATGGTGACATGGAGACACCTATTGAGAAGATAACTGGTTCTGTCACTGCAACCCAGCAGGTCACAATCAAAGATAAGGATGATAACGGCTTTACTTTCACAGCTTCTGCCACAGGCACAATGACATACTCGATTGTCAAAGTAACAACTTCAGACAATGCGACACATTTAGTTGAATATATGTATGTCGAAGTTGGCGGAACTGAGCAGATAATTAAGAATGCCAGCGTTAACGGCGACCTTATGCTGACCTTGGATGCTGGAGAAAGCATTAATGACATCTTCACTGGCGGTACTATAACTAACATAACTCCTACTTTTTATTTCAGGAATGGGTGGGCGAGTGATTGAACTATGTGTGACAAAGTAAATTATAAGGATTGTAATGTCAGGATAGATAAGTGCATTAGACAATTGATAAAATATCTAAGGGCAAGAGGGTGTAATCCTATTGCTTCATGTTGTGGACATGGTAAATATCCAATGACTATAGTTGAACATCGTTGTGATGGTTCTATTGAAGTGTTGAGCGGGACTTATATACCTCGAACCAGAAATATTTATAAGCGTGACAAAGAAGGATATTATTATATTCCTGAAGTGAGTAAACCAAAATGACCAACGGATATGTTATAAATGTAGGGGATGCAAGCGCAAAGCAGTGGGTATCTTTTGCTTACGAAAAGACCCTTAACGCAATGTCTAACTGCCAACTCGCACTGGATGGAGTGACTTCTGGTTACTCCTCTGAATTTGAAGTTGACAAAGAGATTGAGATATACAAGAACGGAACCTTGAAGTATAGAGGCAAGGTCATAGGCAAGCAAGACCTGACAGCTGGCGGGGTCATACTGACTTCTGTAGGCATTGAGGAAGAACTGTCTGACCAGAAGTGCCCTATGGTGGGAGCTGCACTTGTCAGGACATGGAATACAACTTCTGATCACACTATCTTATCAACTTTGGTGACAAGCGTATCAGGTTGGACTATAGACATCAGCAATTCTACATCCTCAACATTGAACTCTTTCCGTGTGTCTGCCTCAGAATCTGTATGGAACGGTGTGATAAACCTGATTGAGCATACTGGCAAGGACACGCTTATAGACCAAGCCAACAAAAAGGTCTATCTGTATGACGAACTTACCAGGGCAGACCAGTTCAGTTTTATTGAAGGTAAGAATGCTTCAGGTATAAGAAGAAACACTTTGAGGTCAAAGGCAGGCAAGGTCATAGTCTATGGCAAAGGTGACGGCGATTTCCAGATAATTGGTTCGTCTGGTTCCGGTACTCCAGTTCATACCATCATTGACAGGAATATTGTGTCTGATACTGAAGCTGATGCTCGGGCATTAATTGAGTATAACAAACTGCATCCCCAGCCGAAGCGGTACAACTTTGTGCCTACTTATGCCATTGATAGCCTTAGAGTGGGTGACATGGGCAACATATCAAACAATTCGGCAGGCATAGATGAAGAGGTTGACATAGTAAGAATCAAGACTTCTGTTGCTGGCAACGGTGTAGAAAAGATTGACCTTGAGGTTACTAACCCTGATCTAAGGCTTGCAAGCAAGAACTCAGCTGAAGCCAATGCTCAAAGTCAGGCAGGATATAACCAAAGCCAGTCATCTATGCAAGG